GAGAAACACCCATGGCATTATACAACTGGCGTTCTACTTTTTGTAGATCGTCAGAAGTTGTTGTAGTATTTTTATCCGCTAAATCTGCAACATCGACATCGGCAAAAGTAGTCATAACATCTACACCAACCGCGCGCTTTAACATCTAAACCGCATTATTGTGGATATCTTTTGCTTCATCAACATCGAAAATTAAATCGCCATTTTTATCAAGAGGCAATTTCTGGATAATAATTTTTAATAATTTTTGCATGGTCTTACGACGATCTAAATCCTGCGCCGCATCCAAATCCAAAATCGCTGGAATGGCATTGGCCAAAATTGGATAATCGCTGCCATTTAAATTAAGTTTAACCGCACATGCAGGATCGAGCAAATACCAGCCCAAATCTCCATTCTCATCTTTGAGTTTACCTTTCTTATACATAACATAACCTTTTGTAAACTCTTCTGGGAACATTTTCAAAATTCTCATGCGCTGTTCAATATTTGCAAATTTTTCATCGAAAAACTTCATATTAAACTCAACGGCAGGAGAATTACCATGCATAAAACGACTGCGGCAAAACTCAATCGGCAATTGCTACATGGTCATACCCTTTGCAGTATCTACAATATAACCATAGTAACAACCATTTTTAATAATTTCAAGCGCAATATTGCCAAACATCATTTTTATATCAGAGTTATCTAAATAATATAAAACTTTAGCAAAATCCGCAAGAACTTTATTATTCTTGGTTTTTGCAGTTCCAGTCTCTTCATTGATATAAGGAACAACATACCAATCATATCTATACAAGAAAGCAAAATATTTACAAAGTCTTTCATAAATACCGCTCATCTCATAATAATAATTAGAGATTTCTCTCAATGTGCGATAGTCTTTTTGACCAAGCGCCTTTAAAATAGTATTCTTATCGCCAAACTGACGATTATTCTTTTTTAAAGATCCAAGGTCTAAAATAGCATCATCCAAAGTCTAAAGTCCAACACGAAGTCTGGCAAAATCAATTGCATTCAATTCTTCGAGATCCGTATCAGCAGTATATGACTCAATCACTCTGGGACGAGGCGCCATCGCGAAACCTTTTTCTTTAATCAACTCTTGCTTTCGATTACGCAAAATATTACACCTCCTCAATACCCAGCTTTAGTCATAATATAATCATAATCAATAAGATTCTCTTCTGTGTATGGAATTTCAATTAAAGTGAAATCATTCTGCTAACAAAATCGACGCTTTTTATTATCATTATACTACTGCTAATAAAAACCTTTTTTACCGCCAAATTTGCTTGATGGCTCATAATGCTATTTTCCTTGATATTCAATTAAAAAATCAATATTGCCATCATCATCAAATACACAAAAGTCAAAACGGAGTGCTCTTCCGTTTGTGCTGTTTAATCCTTCGAAGGATTGTTCCATAGTAAAATGCAAGCCAGCTTCTTGTAGGATTTCTTGTATTTTAATTTCTCCTCGAGATGCTCTCATACAATCCTCCTCAATTAATAAACATCATATCTGATATGCGACCCTTGCGTTTCTTTCTCTTGCTGTCTTCGGCCTATTTAATATAATATAAGCCATATTCAAAAGCAGAAAACTTATCTTTCGCAATACCTTTATTAGCCTGCTTTAAAATGATATTAACACCTTCATTTTCTTCACGAAGGTTCATCATCTCTTCTTTTAATATGGAAGTTAGGGTAAAAGGTTTCAAATATTCTGCCCTTTCTTCTGGTTTCATTTCTTGTCCGCGTTTAGTCCCCATTAATTTTACTTTAGCGACTCTTTCATCAACAAGAAGTTTCACTTTACCAGAAGACAATTGAGACTGTGCATTAGCATGAGCTTCAGTGTTAATAGGTGCATTTGCTTTAATGATATACATAGCGTCAAATTCACATTGCTAAGTGCGGAAACGCTTATATTCACCATCAACATCATTTTCAACACCGAAATCAGGATAAGTATCTCCAGTATCTGGATCGATCTATGATTTTACCATATAGTCAACTAAACCGATACCAAGACCATTACCGTCAATAACTAATCGACGCGCCTTATATTTATAAAATAATTTTTTAAGTGCGATCGCCTATTCTTCAAAATGCTCGTTATGAATTGTATAAATATTGACCAAAGTTTTAAAAGAAGATCCTGCAGTTTGCGGCGTAACTTTAAACACACAGCAAACAGTATCGCAACCCTTTCTACCAACATCGACAGATAATACATAATATGCCGATTTGGTGCTGCGACCAGAATATTCATATTCAGGTTGTTTTAAAATTCTATTACGATCAAATTGTTCAGTGCGGAAGAAAGCATCTTCAATAGTTCCAGACCATTGAGATTCATATTCTCGCGCAAAAGACATTTCATTAAAAGTGCCGTCCAGTTTAAGATCTCGAATAAAGTTTTTATCCAAGAGATGCATCGCAACTGGAATACGCCAAGTGCCACCCATAATACAGAATTTTTCTGGCTGAGTAATTTCGCCAACTAACATCTGTATTAATTTATCATAAGCGAAGGTATTTTTCCAACCGGCAGTTGTAACGAAGATTTGACTTTTATTAAGAACTTCATCATCATCTTTTGTTCCATCGGGGAGGCGTCGAGAAACATTCATAACAGGAATAATAACTTCGTTAAGAATAGTTCCATCAACACCAACACATTCTTCCACAAGACCTCCATGACGACGCTTACCTCTTGATTTCTCGCTTGCCGCCAAGTTGTCAATAAAAGAACCATTGCGGAAAATATATTTACAATAATCTTTTCCTTCAAGAGTCTGCCCTCTACCCCAATCAATTTCTTTTGCAAAACCTGGAACAAGAGTGCAAATCTCTTGCACCTTTTCTTTCAAAATGCCAGATGCCTGTTCCTTACCACCAGAAGTAACAAATAATTTAGAACCAGAATAAAGAATCGCACGAGTCATTAAAATAAGAACTGATAAAAAAGATTTAGAATAAGCACGAGGGAAAACTGCATATACATATTTATAACGCATTGCCGCGCGTAAAAATACACGCTGATAAAAGAATAACTTTAATGTTTCTTTCGGCGGCTCTGGTAACCAGTTACCGGCCATAAAATCAACAAACATATCCGGATACTCGCGCCAATAGGAAATGGCTTTGCGAGCCTCCGGAATGATTGCTGTTACGCGTTCTTCAGATAATCCAATTTTCTATCTATCTTGAGTTAAATTTAATAAATCCTATAAAGCCATTATTCAACATCCTCTCCGAGTAGTTCTCGCAATAATGCTTCATCTTCCTCGGCTTGATGTTCTAAGAAATTAAAATGTTCCTCAAAATCATCATCTTGAAGTGCTTTTTCAGTTTCTTCAAGGAAGTCTAAATCTTCGTCATCAATATCTTCATCTTCTGCTTGTTCAGCCTGGCGCTGAAGGGCTTTAACCGCACCTTCAATAAGTGTGCCCAAATTCATTTCTTCAGTAACCAATTTATGAGTATAACCACGCAAATCGCGCAATGTCTAATCGGCTTTATCTTTTGGTTCTTCGGTATAAAAGCGAGGAATAAAACCGCCTTCTTTTTCGCACAAAAGCACCAATTCAGAAATCGAATTAACATATTCACCAGATTCTGCTTTATTCTGAACCGCAGTAAATTTCGCAGATTTCATCAAAGAGTCATATACCTTAGACATCTTTTGGAAACCTTCAATGTCACCCAGGTCAATAAGTTGATGGGCCTTAAGTGATGTTTTACAAATAAGTTTTAAATAATCTTCATGCGATGGAGTCTAAATATCAAATGACTACATCATCTCTTGATAATACTATTCTAATTGGACCCATTCATATGGCCTATAAGTTTTGCCCCATTTTAAAGAAAGCATTTTTCTATCTTCTTCAGTTAGGTCATCATTAAAATCTAAGGGTTCCAGCATGTCAATTGGAGATACTCCTGCTCCTTCATCGGCAAGATCATCCCAACCTTCAGGTTTTTCTGGCATAGTGCCCGCAGCCAATGCCTCTTCAATCTACTCACCGGTAAATCCTCGTTCAGTCATTGCTTTGACTTTCCGAGCCTCTGCCTCTGCTTTCAACTTTTCCGTATCGGCCCAAGTATTATCTCTATACTACTTTAATTTCATTTTAGAGAGATATCGACCAAGAACTGTCATTCCTGTAACTTTGCTACGATCTTGGCAATAACGCTCTACTAATGTAGTCCATTCATCTTCAATATATGGAACATCAATTTCTTCTAAAATCCAAAGAAAAGTTTCTGGATTCCAATTATCTACATGCCGAGTTAAGCATTTTTTACATTCCGGCATTTTACCATTTGGAGGATATTTATCTACTCTTTTGGAGAGATAAAACTGATTCTCATCCATGGTTCTATTACATGTTTTACAATATCCTTGTTCAGCACTCATCGAACCAATCTCGCTCCTTCTTACGCTTCTTCTTGTTTCGGCATTCTTTACAAATGCTATACCATCCATCCTTAGATGTTTTATTTATTGAATAAAAGCGTGAATGCGCTAATTTAGTTTGACCGCAGCGATTACAAGTTTTCCATTCACCATGTTCCACATTAGAATAATACCATACTACCCAATCATCCATTGCTTGAGAAGCGATTAATTTAGGAATTTTATTTCGCCACAAAGATGATAAATATTCCAAAGAATGAGAAAATCCAAATTCTTTAGTAAGTAATTCCTAAATTTCAGTATTTGGAATATATTCCATTTTATATTCCACTATTCTTTTATATAGTGGATATCTATTTAATACTCTGGTCATTAATTCTTCAAAATCACGAATCATATACCAAGTATCACTTTGTAAAGATTCTCTACTATGTTCTTTTAATTTTTTAAAATTACATAAAATTGCCGAAACAACTTTTGGATCTAAGAATGATACACCCTTATAACGCACTTTATCATCATCGTCAACCCATTCTTCAAATGGAAGTTCAATACAATGATGAATATTACGAGTTAATTTGTTAAAAATAATTGGTGGTTTATATACATTCTTAATTAGATATTGGTCCTTGCGCATTTCGATTAAACTGCGTTTTACAACAAAAGCATCTTTGCCAGATACTTTTTTCTACAAGCCTTCCCACTTTTCAATGTGTTTGCGCAGTTCTCTTAATGGCTCTATATCTTCTAAATCTTGTTTTGTAATACTAATCTTAGGTTGAAAAATTATATTCTTATCGTTCGTTAATAAATTGTAAATACCATCTTCGCCATTCTCCAACTGCCCGATAAGACCTTCAAACGAAGTTTCTCTCTTGTTTATAGTTGCTAAACGATTTTCTGTAAGCAACTTTCGTTCTCGTTTTTCTTGTTTCTCCATGCAGAGAACTAAATAGTCGGCGAGAATTTCAAGATACTAGTCGCTCGGTTCAGGAGTTTCTAATAAAATCTGTTCCACTAATTTCTAGCGTTCCGCAGGAGAACTGATCGTATAATCTAGTTTGATTATAATAATCAACCTCCTTCTTTAGCATCATTATACTAAAAAATTTTTGAAAAGTCAAGAGAAAATAAGATTTTTAATTGAAAAATTTAAAAATTTTTGTTATAATAATTATAGAAATAAAAAGGGGTTGCGTGGAATGGAATGGCGGAAACAACATGGGCCAATTACTATTAGTCCTTATGGGTTTTATGTAATGGAAAAACACGATGAATGGCGTATGAAAATTGCGGAAGAAAAAGGATTTTTACCACTTCATAAAATGGAACGAGAATATAGTGATGCCACTATAAGATTTACTAAAGAAAAAATTAAATTATATGGAAAAGAAATCCCTACAACAAGAGTAGAATATGTTGACCCTCCTGAGGGGTTGCGGAAACCTACTAAAGAAGAATGGGATATTTATAATAGAGCGCAAAACGAATGGATTGCGGAAGAAGTTTTGCGGGACTGGGATTGGGCACATTTTGTTAATTATTGTAAGCAAAATAATATTGAGGATTTTGTTTCGGGACATTATCCTTGTGATGGTGCGAATAAACAGTGTCAAATGGATTGTGAGTTTTTAATTAAAGGAAGGTGCCCAAAGGCATGAAGGATTTTATGGCAGCCTTAGAAAATGAATTCAGCAGACGACATAATTCAAAACCGCAAGGAGGAGTATATGAACATTTTGTATGTTTGCGTCGCAGGGATAGCATTGTGGACAATTGGCCTACTGGTCAGCCCCATCGTTTAACTTTTAAACAAGATAGATGGAATGGTGAGATTAAATTAGAAGTAGACGGCAAGCCATATATGTGGTATGCTGATTGGGATACAGTTATGAATGATTGGCTCTTGCCACGAGAGATTACTGTCTATGATGTAGATTTTCCAGCAAGTCATTGGATAAAAGAAATTGAAGAAGGGCCGGAATGTTTTTATGATGGACAATAAGATTCTTATTGCACGATTAAAGAGACCATATCATTCTGCGGAAGTTGGTAAATTTTATTGCGTGAAAATTCGCAGAGGATTATCGCCGCAAGGGGTAGATTGTTGGGTCGTAGATTTGGTTGATAAATATACTCTTTCTGCTTATGTGTGTGATTTAGATTGGGTGAGATATTATTTTGATTTTTAATAATAAAATGTGGCTATACGCGCAAGATACTTATTCAAAATATCATTATTGTCTTTTTATTAAATATGATGATTTAATTACTGTAAAAGTATTTAGATTAATCAAAGACAGTATGATTATTTTAGATATGGTAATACATTATAGCGATTGGGAGCAATTTAATAAATACTGGAAAGTTATTCGTGAAATACCAGTTCCAGAGGGCGTAGAATTTGCTTATAGTTTTAATGAACTGGTCCGACAAAGGGGTAGAGGATTCGTAGAAGATATTCTCCAAGAATATAATAAAACGGCTGATGAAGTAGATTATTTTGTCGTGATTCGAAATTGAAAAATGATTTAGTGTGAGTTGTTTTTCTCGTATTCTGAAAACAAAAATTGATTTAGTGTGAATTGAGAGCAGGCTATACACAATTTTCATTTTAAAAAAAATTTTTTCCCGAAACCCACCCCCCCCCATTTGGTTTTTGTTTTAAGGTGAGAAAAATATACAAGAGTACTGCCGCCTATAGAAAAACTCGTCGGGGCGTGCGCGGCCAGCACGCCCCGTATTTACGCGAATTTATGCATCTGTGAATATTTATTCATGAATGCATACTTATGCATCTATGCATAAACATCCTAAAACTCAACACTTTATAATTGTTACAATTATTTAATAATTTTGTTATTGACAATAACCTGGATCTATGGTACAATAGATCTAACCTAAAGGAAAGGATTGATCTCTGTGAAAACTATTATTAAGACCCTGGTCTGTATCTATCTTGCTCTGTCTTGTGTGTGGTCTATCTGGTACAATGTAAGCGATACCTATGCCTGGGACATCGCAAGCAACCGCAACGGCCTTCTTTGTGTAGGTGTAGAAGACGACTCTATGTGGGTGCTTTCTCCCTTCTGTAACTATGGCGATGTGTTCTTGTTCGGTGCAGCCTTCGATGATGAAGGCTATCTGTACACCTTCAGCGATGGCTTGGACTGCTTCGGTCAATGGGCTGTGAAGGATGGAGGACTGTTTGATCGTGTTGATTAGAGCAAAATAAATTAAAAAAAAATATAAAAAACTATTGACAATAGATACTAAGTGTGATATACTAATACCATCAAGAGAGGCCAAGAGCCAAAGGAGGACTACCAAATGAAGACCATGAAGGAACTCGCCAATAAGTACTACTACATTGACCTCTACGATCTGTGGGATAATCTCTGCAACGATCTTCCTCTCTACTACACGGCAGAAGACATCATGGAAGAGTTCGCAAAGAAGTATGATGTTGACATCAACGAAGTGCGTGAATACTTCGAGGGGATGGAATGATCCCCTCGACGGCCCTAGCTGCCAGGAACAAGAGTAGCCCAACAAAAAATTTTCTACAAAAACTTGCGGAAAACGCTTGACAAACATCCCAAAACATGGTAGAATAAATCATCGAAAGAAACAAAGGAGGACACTCAAATGACTAAGATCTGGTTCGACATGGATGGCACGATCGCTGACCTGTATGCGGTGGATGGATGGCTCGAGATGCTTCGCGCACACAATGCGAAGCCCTACGAAAAGGCACAGCCGATGCTGAACATGAGCGCACTCGCTCGACAGCTGAACGCCATTCAGCGCAAGGGCATTCAGATCTGCATCATCTCTTGGATGTCCAAGGAAAGCAATGATCTGTATGACATGCAGGTGGAACGCGCCAAGCGTGCATGGCTCGCTCAGCATCTTCCCTCTGTTGAGTGGGATGACATCAAGATCGTACCTTACGGAACGCCCAAGTATCGCGTGTGCGGTAACGGCATCCTCTTCGATGATGAAGAGCGCAACCGCGATGACTGGAACAAGTTCGCCGGAACGGCCTTCGAGCCTTGCCACATCAGCGAAGTTCTTTCCCTGCTTAATCACTAAGCAGGGAAAAACTTTCTACAAAAGTGTTGACATCCAGGCACAAGTATGATATAATAAGACCATCAAATGAGGGAGGTTATCACTATGGAAATCGTATGGGTCATCGTAAGCGCAAGAGGTATCATTGGTATTGATCGCTATCCTACCGAGTGGGATGCACAGGTCGCTGCTGATCTGCGGAATGCGCTCATCCCGAAACAGGGATGGACTGTTAAGCCCTTGGCTGTAGGCTAAGGGCTTTTTATTTTGCCCGGCTCGCGGGCGGGCGTGTTGCCAGCCTGCGAGCCGTATTCGCGCAACAGTAGAGCCACAGAAAAAAGCCTGGCGGATCGCTCCACCAGACACAGAAAAGCCCCATCCCTAAACCCGCACGGCTTAACCAACTCGCCTACCTGATCTAACCAGAGGAGGGTGGGACTTGAACCCACGGCTTGCGGAGGGATGGGGTTCCTCTGCCTCAGGCTCTCGTCTTCGCTTGCGCGGTCGGAATCTCACCGACGCCCTACGGCAGAGGCTATGCGTTTTTGGTATCTGAGTCATCGCGAAGTGTCGACCCTTCGTGCCCAGTAGCAAGGCCACATCCCCTTGCTGTGATATTATAATACCACAGATCAGCTTGGATGTCAACAGTTTTCTGAAAAAAACTTTTTTTATTTTTTTTCTAAAAAGGTATTGCAATTCCTGGCGACCTGTGCTATAATAAGACCATCGAAAGGGGCTTAAGCCCAAAGCTAAGGAGGACACCTCAATGGCAAAACTGGCAAAGCAGATTAAGAAGCGCACGACCCCTACCAACCCCATCTGGAAGAGGACAATCCCCTTCTGAGGTTACAACAGTGATTGG